GAGCGCTCGCAGGCGCGGCTGTCGGAGATTCCTGCCCAGCTTCGCAAGGCCATCCTCGATGACGAGGACACGAAGACCCGCGAGATCACGGTCTGGAAGGTCGAGGCGATCACCATCCTCGGCAACAAGGTCGTGGAGGAGGAGGACTGGCCGGGCATCTACATCCCCATCGTCCGCGTGATCGGTGAGGAGACCTGCATCGACGGCGTGCTCGACCGCAAGGGCCACACCCGGGCGATCAAGGACGCCCAGCGGATGTTCAACTACAACGCTGCGGCCTTCATCGAGTACGGCGCGCTGCAGACGAAGGTCCCGTGGACGGCCCCCATGGAGGCCATCGAGGACTACATGGACGAGTACTGGTCGACGGCCAACACCGAGAACCACTCGGTGCTGCCGTACAATGCCTGGGACGAGCAGGGCAACCAGCTACCGAGCCCGCAGCGCCCGCAGCCGCCCACGGGAGCCCCGCTCTACCTCGAAGGCATGAACGTGGCCGCCGAGTGGATGCGCATGGTCTCGGGCCAGTACCAGGCCGACATGGGCGCGCCCTCGAACGAGCGGTCGGGCAAGGCCATCAACGAGCGCCGGCGCGAAGGCGACATGGCGACGTTCCACTACCTCGATCACCAGAGCACGGCGATCAGGTACACGGGCAAAATCTTCATCGACCTGATCCCGAAAATCTACGACACCGAGCGGGTCATGCGTTACCGCGGCGAGGACGGCAACGAGGTTGCGATCAAGATCGACCCGAAGCTGAAGGGCGCGGTCGACTCCGAGCAGACGGAGACCGACCAGAAGGTCACCATCTTCAACCCGAACGTGGGCCGCTACGAGGTCGAGGCCGACGTGGGCAAGTCCTTTGCCACCAAGCGCCAAGAGGCGTTCGAGGCCGGGACCATGATCCTGTCCCAGAACCAAGAACTGACGTCGATCATCGGGGACCTCGTGTTCCAGGCGGCCGACTTCCCCGGCGCCGACGAGATCGCGCGCCGCCTGAAGCGCATGGTGCCGGCGCAAGCTCTGGACGAGGGGGAGAACCCGCAGGTGGCTGCGCTGCAAGGGCAACTGCAGCAGGCCATGGATGCCCTCACCACGATGGCGAAGGAACTGAAGGACAAGTCCGTCGACCAACTGACCGCCCAGGAGAAGAACGCGGTCGCGGCCTACGACTCCCAGACCAAGCGGCTCTCGGCGCTCAAGGAGGCGCTCGGGTTGGATCCGCAAGGCCTGCGCGCGCTGGTCCGCGAGGTCATCGTGGAGGCGATCACCACATCGGACAGCGGCGCCGCGCTCATGCCTGCGCTCTCGACCGACAACTACGAGGACATTCCCGAGACCATCCCGCAGGCCATGGGTGGTCCGGCCATCGACGGCGCGCCGCCGGAACCCCCGCCGACCGCCTGACCCTTGCGTGACGCGCTGGCGACGGGCATGTTGAGCCCGCTTCGCCAGGCGTTACCGAGGAGGATCAGATGGCCAACGCGCTCCCCATGCCTCCCGTGCCCCTGACCGGCTATGTGCCCGGCGAGATGGGGCGGCGGTCGCAGGCCTCCACCAGAGACTACGTCGAGCGGCATGTGGAGTTCGCGCCGCGCCGCGACCTCGGGCCTGGCGTGTACAGCTTTGTGCCTCGCGAGACTGAAAGCAATTTGATCTACGTCGACACCAGCCCCTACCCTCACACCGTCGTCCTGCCTGGAGATTGGAAAGCCCTATGACCACCGAACCGCTCACCTACGCCTTCATCGCCGCCGACGCCGCTCGCGCGATGGGCATGCCTCCGCACCCGCGGCTGGCCGACCTCTCGATCTGCATCCTGATCGACGGCAACGGATTCATCACCGTGGGCACGTCCTGCCCCACGGACAGCGCCCGGTTCGATGCCGAGATCGGCGCCGACGTCGCGCAGGGGCACGCCTTCAGCGCCCTGCAGGAGGCGCGCAACTACGCGGAGCGCGATCACATGACCTACAGCCCGGCCCTCGCCTCTGCCATCCGGTTGGAGAAGGCCGGCCTCCCCGCTGGCCGGTACGACGTGAACCCCACCTCCGTGCCCGCGCTGACGGTGCCGCCGGACGGCTTCACGATGGCCCGCTCGGCCGACTACCCGCTGAGCGACGGTCTGGTGGATCCCATCGACGTCTCGATGGCTTGGGACGAGGTGCGGGCCCAGGTGGCCGAAGCCGACCCGCCGTTCCCCGGCGCGCTGCTGGGCTACACGGTGGAGCGCGTCACGGGCGGGGGCGAGGTTGTGGAGGGCGAGAACGGGCCCGAGACGACCACGGGGACCGAGGCCGCGCGCCTGACGGTCTACGCCTAGCCATGAGCGGCTGCCCCCACCCGGCCCCGATACCGCACGCGGTGTGCTACACCCTCGTCAACGGCGGCGCGGGTGGGGGAACCATTTGGGCGGTGCACCTGCAGGTGTTCTGCCCTGCCTGCTCCACCCGCTTCCGCTTCGTGGGCAACATGGCGCCCGTCCCCGAGACCGCTGGCCAGGCCATGCTTGACCGCCGCGGCGCGTGGGTGTCGGTTGGCGCCGACGAGATGGGCGTCCTCGTGGAGCCCGATACCGTCCCCGGGGAAGACCTCGGGACCATGCAGACCGTAGGGAGCGCGTGATGAACGTCAGCCTGATCAACCAGCCGGACGTCGGCCGCCACTTCACCCACCACGCCATCGCGAAGGCCGCGCGCGGCATCGCCGGTGAGTTCTGGGAGCAGATGGCCACCGGGCAGAAGTACCGGGGCAAGCTCCACCCGAACGCCAGGAAGGCGGCCAACGACTTCTACAAGGCGTGGCCGGACCAAGACCTGTTCGTGGAAGCCCGGTGGCACGAGTTCATCGACACGGCGCGCGGCGCCATGACCGCGCTGCTGGGCCGCAAAGACCTGTCCGAGCAGGTGAAAGCCGATATCCACGACGCCCTGCGGCTGGACACGCTCGTCAACCCGCGCAAACTCTCCCCCGAGGCCGCTCTGGCCCAGACCACCACCGCGAACATTCCGAAGAGGTAGGACCCCATGAACTACGCACGCTGGCTCCAACTGCGGGGCCCCATGATCACCCGCGCCCCGGATGACGAGGGCGCCGAGTCCCAGACCTCCACCGAGGGCGCGGAAGAAGCCGCCGGGGAAGACGGTGAGGACGACGCTGGCGGCGAGGACGACGCCGAGGGCGAGGCCGGTGAGGAATCGGAGGCCGCTGCTGAAGGCGCGGAGGCCGCTGCCGGTGAAGACGGCGAGGACGAGGTGGGCCAGCAGCCCGCTCGTGTGCCCTGGCAGGTGAAGCGCCTCGCCAAGGTAACGGCGGCGGCCAAGGCGGCCGAGGCGCGCGCTGCGGCGCTGGCCGAGGAGAACGAGGCCCTCAAGGACTTGGCTGGCCGCGGGGATGGCGGTGGCGATACCTCGACCAGCACCACGACCGCCCAGCCCGGAGCGCGCGTCTACACCGAGGCCGAGTTCCAAGCCGAGGCAGCGCGCCGGGCGGGTGTCACCACGCTCAACCAGAAGGTCGACGTGATCTACGACAAGGCCGTCGAGCTTGATCCGAAGTTCACCGAGCGCCTGGGCCCGCTGCGTGAGGCCGTGGGTGAGGATCTCGCCAAGCGGCCGGACTTCTTCAAGGCGCTGACCAAGCTGGATAACGGCGCCGAGGTCATCAACGCGCTGTCGAAGAACCTCGACCACTTCTCCGAGATCCTCGAAGGCGACCCCGTCGACCTGGCGCTGGAACTGGCCAAGATGGACCGGCAGGTGAAGAAGGCTCCGGGGGGTACACCCGCGCCCAGCCGCGCCGGCACCACCCACCGGCCGCCGAAGACCATCGACACCAGCACCACCCCGGCGCCGGACTTGGAGAAGATGAGCGAGGAGGAGTACTCGCAAATCCGCGCCAAGCAGCGCCAGGCGCGCCACGAAGCCCGCGGCGGCTGGTAGACAGCACCACCCACGAACGGCAGGCCCCGGCACCCCACCGGGGCCTTTTTCGTGCCCTCTTGTGATCCAGATGCGCTCGCGATACCTTCCGCTCGCTGGGCACTGGCCTGGCCGCTCTTGGCGCGCAGCCCATGCGGGTTCCTGGGATCCCTCGCCAAAACCCTGATCGGCCCTGAACACCGGCGCGGGCAGTCGGACTTCACTTCATCGAGCGCTGCGAGCGCCGGGGGATCAAATGTCCAACACCCTTCTGACCATCAACATGATCACCCGTGAAGCGGTTGATCTGTTCCGCAACGCGAACGCCTTCATCCAGGCTCTCGACCGCCAGTACGACGATCAGTTCGCCCAGAACGGCTGGAAGATCGGCAACGCGCTGCGCATCCGCCTGCCCAACGACTACGTGGTCCGCACCGGCACCGCGGCGAGCCCGCAGGACACCACGGAAACGAACGTCACGCTGACCCTGGCGACCCAGAAGGGCGTCGACGTCAGCTTCTCGACCCAAGAACGCACCATGAGCTTGGACGACTACTCCGAGCGCGTGCTGCAGCCGATGATCAACGACCTGGCGGGCAACGTCGCGGCCGATATCATCAGCGGGTGCGAAGGCGGCGTGTCCAACTTCGTCTCGAACGTCGACGGCTCGGGCGCCATCATCAGCCCGACCAACGAGACCGTGCTGAACGGCGGGGCCCTGCTCTCCAAGCGCTCGGCCGCGCTGAACAACCGCTGCCTCGTGCTCGACCCGTTCACCATGGCGCGCTCGGTGGCCTCCATGCAGGGCCTCTTCAACCCGACCGCCAAGATCAGCCGCCAGTTCGAAACCGGCCAGGTCTACAACGCCCTGAACTTCAAGTGGTTCGAGGACCAGACGGTCGTCGTCCACACCACGGGCACCTTCACGGCCGGCACCGTCAACGGCGCCAGCCAGACCGGCACCACGCTGGTGGTCAACGCGATCACCGGCACGTTCAAGGTCGGGGATATCATCACCATCGCCGGCGTGAACGCGGTCAACCGCGTGACCAAGGCGAGCGACGGCGTGCTGCAGCAGTTCACGGTCACCTCGAACGTGGCCAGCGGCGCGACCTCGATCCCGATCTACCCGGCCCTCATCGGCCCGAACACGGTCACCGGCGGCCCGTCCCAGTACCAGACCGTCGCGGCCCTCCCGGCCAACGGCGCGGCCCTGTCGCTGGTCAACCAGGCCTCGGAGGTCTACCGCAAGAACTTCGGCTTCCTGCCGAAGGCCATTGCGATGGCCACCGCCGACCTCGTGAAGCCGAAGATGGTCGAAGAGATCGCCAACGCGACCCTCGACGGCGTGCGGATGCGGATGCTGACCGCATACATGCCCGGGACTGATCAGCTCTTAACCCGCCTCGATGTGCTTTACGGTTACCTCTTTATCCGCCCGGAATGGGCGGTGGTGATTCCTGACCTCGTCTGAGCCTGACGAAAAAGTAACCGTACGAATACTGGAGGCCCTGGGGAAACCTGGGGCCTCTTGCTATGTGGGTTTGCCGATGGCATCGGTCGCTCCATGGACAAGCTGCCCATCGCCCCTCGCCAGGCGGATGAAACCGAAGAGGACTTCCAGCGTCGGTACGCGCGGGAGAAGATGCGCCTCTACCGTGCCCGGAGGCCCAAGAGCGAGCGCAAGCGCGGCAAGGGGAAGGCGCCGGCCAGGAACGGCAAGCTCACCCAGGCCGAGTGGGAGGCCCTGCAGCCGTTTCCCGGTGAGTCACCCGCGGACCACCGACGCCGCTATAACCGGGAGATGCAGCGCCGGTACCGCGAGGAGCACAAGGACCGGATCGCCATCGAACGGCGGCAGGCCTATGCGGCCGACCCGGAGCCGGAGCGGGAACGCCAGCGCCGCACGCGGCGGGACCACCCCGAGCGCCAGCGCGCGTACGACCGCCGATACGACTTCAAGAACCCCGGCGCCCGCGCGGCGCGCCTCAAGAAGTGGCAGGACGAGAACCCCGAACGACACCGCGAGGCGCGGGAGCAGTGGCGCCTAAACAATCTCGACGTCTGCGCCTCGTACGCCAGCGCGCGCCGAGCGGCCGAGATGGGGGCGATCCCGCTGTGGGCAGACATGGAGGCGATTCGGGCCATGTACGCGGAGGCCCGCCGCTTGACCGTTGAGTCGGGCGTTGAGCACCACGTCGACCACATGGTGCCGATCAAGAACGCGCTCGTGTGCGGCCTCCACGACTCCTCGAACATGCGGGTCATCCCCGGCGCCGAAAACGTCCGCAAGCGCAACAGCCTCGACTACGCGCTGATCTACGGGCTGCATGGCTGCGATGAGCACGGCTGGCCACAATGCGCGCCGCGACTGACCTCCCGCCTTCCCGATTGCCCCACGGGGTGTGTTGCGCGATAGTCCCCCGAGCAGATCGACGCCCGGAGGCCCATCCCATGCCCGTGATCAACGGCCTTGAATTCCCTGTACCCGAGTTCTGCGAGTACCCCAAGGTGCTCTACGCCGGTGGCGCGCTTGGCGGCGCGACGCTGATCGTGGCGGACGCTGGCGAGGAGCAGGCCGCTGCGCCGGACTTCCTGCCGCTGGGCGGCTCCGAGGTCGCTGTGCGTCGTGAGCCCGCCGACGACGACACCGCGCCCTACAGCCGCCCCGAGTGCCGCTACGAGGTGTGCCCGGGCGCTGGCGAGTGCCAGGCGGCCGACACCTGCCTGGCCGCGAGGGAAGGCCCCGACGTGGCCACCCACGAGAACGAGACTGGCGAACCCGCAGCCCCCAACACTGGGCGCCGCGGTTCGCGCAAGCCGGGCAACTAGCCCACAACCCCGAAGAGGACCCATGGCCTATAAAGAGCATCCCCGGTACGCCCTGACGGAGTGGCCGGAGTACGAGTTCCACGAATTCCCGATGATGGTCTATCCGGGCGGCGAGGATCCGTTCAAGCCGACCTACGACACCGAGCGGCCTGGCCGCCTCATCCACCCGGGCGTGACCGTCGCCACCCAGGAGGAACTCGACAAGCTGCTGGGCGGCGGCGCCGAGACTGTGCGCGACGGCGACAAGGTGCGCGTGAAGTCGGACGACGACGAGCGCGCCGAGCTTCTGCAGGAGGCCGAGCACCTGGGTGTCACGGTCGACAAGGTGTGGTCGACGGCGCGCATTCAGGACGCCATCGACACGAAGAAGGCCTCGAAGCCTGCCAAGGCCAGGGCCGCCACGGACGTGGTCTAACCGCGCAGGGGGTGACGGGCCTGGCTCGCCACCCCCGCGCAATTGCCGGGGGCAAGCATGACGACTTGGAGCCAACTGATCGCGCTCTGCCTCCGAGACGCCGGCATCACCGGCATGGGGCAGACGCCCAACGCGCAGATGATGCAGGACGCGGTCGACCGCGCGAACCTCCAACTGGATGAGTGGCGCGAGGACGAGTTCGTCATCTTCCGGCTGGACGACCTCTCCTACAACATGACCGGCGCGGCCTCGTACACGGTCGGGCCCGGCGGCCAGTTCAACATCGCGGTGCGGCCGGAGTTGATCGACGGCGCCTTCATCCGGCAGATGACGAACGCGCAGACGCCGGTGGACTACCCCATCGAGGTGCTGAACTCGCGCATCGACTACTCGCGCATCACGATCAAGAGCCTGACGGGCGCGCCGTCCGATCTGCTCTGGTACGACAACGCCTACCCCATCGGCACGGTGTACCCCTGGCCGATCCCGACCTCGCAGGTGCCCTACCAGCTTCACCTGCTCGTCCGGGCGCTGCTCGACAAGATCGATGATCCCACGGCGACCATCCTGCTCCCGCCGCGGTACGGCAACATGCTGTACTGGAACCTCTGCATGATCTTCCGCGAGGCCTTCGGCTACGCGCCCAGGCCGCTGACCGTGAAGCGCGCTGGCGCCACGCTGCGGAATATCCGCCGGAAGAACGCCCACATCCCGAAGCTGCTCATGCCCAACGGCATTGGCTTCCGCGCCTACGACCCAATTTCGGACAGGGGCCGATAAATGCCGGAGCAAGTCCCCCTCCTGGGCGGCTCCTACACCGCCCGCTCGCTCACGGCTGGCGCCCAGCGCTGCCTCAACCTCTACCCCGAGAAGAACGAGGCCGACGCCCCCTACCCGTTCACCTACTACCCGAGGGCAGGGCTGCGCTTCGAGGGTGCTCTTCCCAGCCCGCCCATCAACGCCGGCGCGCGCTGCATGTACCGCGCCTCGAATGGGGTGCTGTTCGAGTGCGTGGACGACAAGGTCTACGCCACCACCAACACCGGCGTGCGCAACCTCCTGGGCGTGATCAACGCCGGGGTCGGCCTGGTGTTCATGCAGGACAACGGCACCGTCGTGGTCGTGGTGGACGGCTCGGCCGATGGCTGGGTGATCAACATGGCGACCTACGGGTTCAACGCCATAGCGGATCCGGCCTTCTACGGCGCCGACCGGGTCGCCTATCTCGACGGCTACCTGATCTTCAACCGGCCCCAGTCGACGCAAATCTACCTGTCGCCGTTCGACTGGGACGGCATCTCCGCGTTCGACCCGCTCTACATCGCAGACAAGATTGGCACGCCGGACCACCTTGAGAGCATCGTGGTCAACGCCGCCCAGCTATGGCTCATCGGCAACGAGGGCACGGAGGTCTGGTACAACTCCGGCGGCGCGGACTTCCCCCTGGCTCGAGTCCCCGGGGTGCTCATCCAGCACGGGACGAACGCGAAGGACTCGGTCTGCCAGGCGGACGTGTCGGTCTTCTGGCTGAACCAGAACGAGCAGGGCGAGGCCATCTTCCTGCAGGGCACCGGCTACGAGGTGAAGCGGGTCTCCACCCACGCCATCGAGCAAGCCTGGCAGAGCTACAACACCATCACCGACGCCTCGTCCTTCACCTACCAGTTGGACGGCCACACGTTCGTGCAACTGAACTTCCCGACCGCCGACCACACCTGGGTCTACGACCTCTCGACCGGCCTCTGGCACGAGGAGTGCTGGATCGACAGCAACGGCATCGAGCACCGCCACCGGGCAAGCTGCGCAGCCAACGCCTACGGCAAGGTCTACTGCGGCGACTGGGAGAACGGCTTCCTCATGTCGATGGACCTCGACTGGTATCAGGACGTCGAGGACCCCATCGTTTACCGCCGTGGGTTCCGGCATCTGGTCAAGGGCGCCTACAAGGTGACCTATCAGAAGCTCGTGCTGTCCGCGACGCCCGGCCAGGCCGAGGGTCGGCTTACGACGGACCAGCCGCAGGTGTACCTCCGCTGGTCGGACTCGCAGGGCTATAGCTGGGGCGACCCCGTCGCGGGCACGCCCGGATCCACCGGCCAGTACGACGAGTGGGCGACGTGGTGGCAACTCGGCACCGCCCGGGACCGGGTGTTCGAGGTCTTCTGGTCGCTGCCGTTTCAGGTGTAGATCTCGGGCGCCTACATATACTACCAAACGGCGGATAGCTGATGGCCCAAGCGCTTCAGGAGTTCGCGCTTCCGGCCCTCATCCCGCAGGTGCCGCTGATCAATGTGAAGACGGGCGTGCCCACGCAGTTCTTCATGGACTACATGAACACGCTGAACAGCAAGCTGACCAACGCGGTGCAGGCGCTCAACAACGCCGTCGACGGCCTGCTGGCGGCGCAGGCGCAGTCGGTGGCGCAGCAGGCTCAGGTGATCACCCAGGCGCAGTCGGTGGCCACGGCGCAGGGGCAGGCGGACGCGGCGGCCGGTTCCCCGGCGCAGTCCGGCGATGCCATGGGCGTGATCAGCGTCCCCGCCGGCGCGGGCTGGACGGCTGGCCCGCAGGTGGACCTTCTGGGCGTGATCGCCGGGAGCCTGTCGGTCATCAACTCCGGGCCCAGCCAGATCAGCGCCACGGCGGTGGCCAACCCGGGGTCCTACACCGGGTCGTGGCGCATTCAGGAGATCGTCGGCGCCGTGGAGACCACGGTCTACACCGGCTCCTTCACGGCCGAGAACTGGCTGGAAGACCTGATGACGATCACAAACGTGAGCTTCCTCTACAACGACGCCGACACGAGCGCGGCCATCCCCGGCCAGGTGTCGGTCGGCGCGGTCAGCTACCGCCTCGATATGTCCTCGCCCGATGTGGACGTGACCAACGTGCAGGCATACATCTACGTCCGGCGCTCCTAGTCGGGCGCGCGGATGGCATGCTAAGCCGGGTTCGCCAGACCCACTGACCGAGGAGATCGAAATGACCGACCGTGAATTGCTGGAGATGGCGGCGATTGCTTGCGGAGAGATTCCAAATAGCTGGCGCGGGAATGACGCTTACTTCGATGGCGTTCTATCACGCTGGAACCCGCTTGACGACGACGGTGACGCGCTGCGGTTGGCGGTTGTTGTTGGCATTGACGTTGACCAGTATGGGGATAGAGTTGAGACGTGGAAGGCTGGCCTCGAAGGCTTTATTGTCGAGCCTTACAGTGGCGACCCGTGTGCAGCCACCCGCCGCGGGGCATGGTGCGCCACGGGAAGGCGGGAACCGTCGTCAGGTATCCCGGAGGCGTGGAGGTCCGTTTCCGGCGCCGCGTGGAGGATCCGACCGCGCTCGCCATGGCCGACGCGCACTACCTCGAAGCCCTCGAGGGCCAGGGGGCACTATTCGGAGGCCTGGGCAGAGAGACCACCCTCCACCAGAACCCGGCGCGGGACCGCGAAAAGGGCTTGTGCTAGGCGAATCAAAAGGATATATTCCGAAGGCGGCCGGCGTTCGGCCGTTCCTCGAAAGGGAATCGACATGACGAAGAAGAAGGCGCCCGCGGTTGCGACTACGGCGACGGGGGTTCGGAAGATCCCCAGCAGCTACAAGGAACTCGCCGCGGCGTTCCGTGCCCTGGTGAAGGAATGCGACATCGCGAAGCAGGTCGCGGCCGACAACTGTAAGAGCATCGGCGAATGGAAGAAGACGGCGGAGAAGTGGGAGAACGAGGCCGTCAACTGGTGCAAAACTGCAGGAATCCGGCTGGACTACATTCAGACGGCCGAGGCCGCCCGCGATCTCGCCTTGTCCGGCAAGGCCGGCGCCGAGCAGCGGGAAGCCGCGGCGCTCGAGTACGGCCACGAGCTGGCCGCCGCCAATTCCGAGCTCCGCGGGCAGGTCGCCAACCTCGAGACCCGGCTCGCCTGGGCCGAGAACTCGCGCCACGTCCTGGAACGTCGGTTCTACGAGTTCGCCCTCTCCAAGGGCGCGACCCTCGAAGAGCTGCGCGAGCATTTCCCCGGGCACCGCATCGACCACCGCGGAACGGTGGCGTAATGCGCTGGGCCGTCGTTCGCCACGAAGGCAAGATTCGCGCCTGCATCCCGGAAACGGCCGCGATCTTCGCCGCCGTCGTGGATCCCTCCGAACCGCTGCGGAAGATTCCCGCCCTTCTGCCGTCGCCGGGTGTGGTGATTCCGCTTTCCGGTCAACCGGGTGTATCCCTCACCTGGGAAGACGCGCCGGTCCCTCTGGACGGGCAGCCGGACTTCGGTGAAGAGTCGGGCCGGGTCGCCGTTGGCGCCGGCCTGCACATCTTCGGAGCCGGGGGGGAAATAGTGTTCGTCGCCCTGTTCATCATCTTGGGCGACTTCCTCGCCAGCTCGACCCGCTGCAAGGTGGTCGGGCTGGTGCTGTGGGGTGCGCTCATGTTCGCGCCTACCGTCTTCCTCCCCTCGCCGTGGTCCGACCTGTTGACGGGCCTCGTCGCCCTCGTGGGCGCACTGTTCGGCGCGTGGTGGCAGGCGGAAGGGGAAACGATGCGCCGGCGGCTGGATGCTGCCCGCGTGGCCTGGGAAATGGGCTTCGATGCTCGCGCGGCCTGGAAGTGGTCGCGCCAGTTAGCGGGGCTCGACAAGTAGCAGAAGGGGAAACCATGTCGAAGGATCTCAGAACCCCGAAGTACCTTCGGGAGCTCGTTCTCTCTCATTGCCTAGGCTGTACAGTCCGGGTCGAGGCCATCGCCAGGGAGTGGACCAAGCAGCAGCGCGGCCCGATGCCTGGATTCGGAACAAAGGAGCTTCCGGACTACGCCAAGGGCGCCGCTTCCGACTTCAAGCAGGTTCGGCGCGCCGTGCTGGACCTCGTGGAACTCAAGGAAGCGACTATCCCGCACGAAGGTTTCGTTCGTTCCGCCATTGAAACCACCGAATCGAAAGGGGTTTAGATGTTCCTGCACCAAATCGAACACGACGGGGAAATTCACGAATTCGCCTCGTCT